AAAGAACAAGAGTGGTGTTGTACCGACATTGACAGCCAACCAAGGAGAAGGTGGGCATAATGTTTGCATTGTAAATACCAAACACGGTATTCGTAGCCTTATTAGCACTGGTATTGAACTTTTCATTGCTCTCATTGATGCCCTCCCCACGATTATAACTACCATCGTGGACTGTATCCCCACCATTATTTCCGGCATCATCAATGCTATCCTCGGAAACCTCGACAAGTTCATCAACGCGGGCGTTCAACTGTTTATGAGCCTCATTACGAATCTTCCGCAGATTATACTTGAACTCGTAAAAGCAATGCCTCAAATCATTACTTCTCTTGTCAACGCTCTTATGAGTGGACTTGGCTCCTTCGTTGACGTTGGCGCAAACCTTGTAAAGGGTCTGTGGGAAGGTATCCAGGGACTTGCGGATTGGATTTGGGATAAGGTGTCTAACTGGGCAGGCGACCTTTGGGATGGAATCTGTTCCTTCTTCGGCATAGCATCCCCTTCCAAGAAAATGGCGTGGGTCGGAGATATGCTTATGACAGGACTTGCAGGTGGTATTGATGAAACCGCAGGCGAGGCTATCAACTCCGCAACGCATATGGCGAATGACCTCAACTCTGTGTTTGATGACCTCTCCGCAGACCTTTCTACAAGCCTGCCGAGTGACATTTCGGTCAATGCTTCCAACTCTATAGCGGACAGCATCACACCGCAAAGTGGCTTCATTCTCCAACTCAATATTACAAACTTCAACAACTATTCTAGCGAGGATATAACCGAGCTAACCAACGAAATTATGGCAACCGCAGGTGCATTCGCACAAAGGAAAGGAGTGGTGTTTGCGTGAACTATTTTGAATACAACGGCATTCGCTCCTCCGATATGGGCGTAAAAATTAGCAGTAAAAACATTTTTTCTGCACCCAAATTTGACCTTGCGTTTCAGTCCATTCCCGGTCGTGATGGAGAACTTATTAATTCCAATAACCGCTTTCCTAACACCACTGTTTCGTACACTTGCTTCATCCCCGCAAAAAGCATCGCAGAGCTGTCCGAAAAGGTGACACTGGTAAAGGCTTGGCTCTATACAGAACCAGACCGCTACCACACCCTTTCGGATAGCTATGACACTTTGTTTTTCCGTAGAGCTGTGTTCAATAACAAGTTGGATATCCAAGACCAACTTAACAAGATTGGCACCTTCACGGTAAACTTTAGTTGTCACCCGATGCGTTTTTCTTACGATGGACAAGCAACGACTACGATTAGCTCCTCCGGCGCGACGCTTACAAATCCGTACCCTTTCGTGGCAAAACCATACCTCAAAATCTATGGTGCAGGAAAGGCAACCTTGACCGTTCAAGCATCCTCTTATAACGCAACTTGGAACTTCTCCGCCCTTGATTCTTATACCGAATGCGACTCCGAACTGATGAATTTTTACAAAGGAACGAAGTCGAAAAACGATAAGGTCAGCGGCAGTGGTTTCCCCTGCTTGCAACCCGGCAAGAACACTATATCCTATACCGGAGGAGTAACTAAAATCGAAATTATACCGAGGTGGGTGATGATATGATTCCAGTTCTCTATGGCGCGGATACCACAAACTTCACCACCTTTGGTATAGGCGCACTTGCCGAAACCATCTCCTGCGAGGTTACCGAGGAACGCAATGGTGCCTACGAGTGCGTTCTTAAATACCCTATAACCGGGCGTCTTTATTCCGAGATACAAAAAGAAAGGCTCATTAAGGCAAAACCAAACGATATGTCAAGTGAGCAGGCTTTTCGTATCTACAGAATTACGAAGCCCCTCAAAGGTATTATCACTATCTACGCACAACACATCTCCTACGATCTTACAACGATTGCAGCAGTCCCCTGGACCTCTGGCGCGATTACGCCTCAGCTTGCCATTGAGCACGTTTTCAAAAATGCTCTTACCCCTCATAACTTTACCTTCAAAACCGATTACACCGTAGCAAAGGAATTCTCGGTAAACAAGCCGAAAAGCCTTCGTGCGGTGCTTGGCGGTGAGGAAGGTTCTCTTGTTAGTTTATGGGGCGGTGAGTTTGAATGGGATAACTTTAACGTGATTCACCATCAAGGGCGTGGCTCGAACACAGGTGTTGTAATCGAGTATGGAAAGAACCTCACAAACCTTGAGCAAGACTCGGATAATACCGCTGTATATACCGACCTTCTCCCCTATGCAGTCAATAGCGACCTTGCGGGAAACGAAAGTGTTGTGACTCTCAGTGAGCAACTCTTACCGATTACTGACTCGACGCTTGTTCACAGGAAAACCCTGGTGATGGACTTTACGGACAAATTCGAGTCAGACGAAAGCATTACCGAGGATGCTTTAAGAGAAAAGGCTACTACATACCTTGAGAACAATCCTCTAGGTATCGAAACCCCTTCTCTCACCATTTCCTTTGAGCCTCTTTGGAAACAAGCGAACTATCCTGCAATTCTTGAGCGCGTTTCCCTATGCGACCGCGTCACCATCAAGCACCTGCTCCTCGGCGTTGAAGCAACAGCGAAGGTAATAAAGACGGTATATAACTGCCTTGCAGAAAAATACGTGTCGATTACTCTAGGCTCTGCGCGTAACACCCTTGTGGACACCGTGACAAATACGCAATCCACCACCGATGCTACAACGAGCAAGGTTGATAGGCTTCCCACTCTTATGATGGCGGCTATCCAAAAAGCCACAGACACCATCACTGGTCAAAATGGCGGTTATGTCGTTATTAACACCGCAAACGGTACTGCTCTCCCCTATGAGCTTTTAATAATGGACAAACCGTCAATCGAGGAAGCTGTCAACGTGTGGCGTTGGAATCTTGGCGGGCTTGGCTTTTCCAAGAATGGCTACAACGGCCCCTATGAGACAGCAATCACCTCGGACGGAGAAATCGTTGCTGATTTCATCACCTCCGGCACTTTGGTAGCAAACATTATCAAGGCTGGCATTATCTCCTCTATCGATGGTTCTTCCTACTGGAACATCGAAACTGGTGAAGTCGTTCTCAAAGCCTATGCAACGAAGGACACCGTCACTCAGCTCACCGCCACCGTTGATGGTATTGCCATCCGTGTTTCTGATGCTGAAGGCAATATAACTTCTCTTGAGCAGAGTGTTTCCGGCATTGCTACCAGAGTGTCCACCGCAGAAGGCAACATCAGCACCCTTACGCAAACTGCAACAAGCCTCACTACTCGTATCACCAATGCAGAGGGAGACATCTCCGGCATTGAGCAAAATGTAACGAGTATTACTACACGGGTGACCACTGCGGAAGGAAATATCTCTTCCCTTACCACTGATGTTAATGGCATCAAGACCCGCGTTTCCAATGCGGAAGGAGATATTAGCTCTATAGAGCAAAACGTCTCTGCTATTACGACCAGGGTTTCTACCGCAGAGGGTAACATATCCACTTTAACCACGAATGTTACAGGCATTGCAGCAAGAGTGGTCACAGCCGAAGGAGATATCTCTGCTTTGGAAACAAGCGTGTCCGGCATTACCGCCCGCGTCTCTAATGCTGAAGGTGATATTTCTTCCCTTGAAACGAGCGTTAGTGGTATTTCAACACGGGTATCTACTGCTGAAGGAAACATATCCAGCCTTACGCAGACGGTAAACGGATTCAGCACCAGAATTTCGACTGCTGAAGGCAATATCTCCACCATCTCGCAAAACGTCAACAGTCTTACCACACGTGTAGAAACTGCCGAGGGAGATATTTCCACGCTTGAGCAGACAACCTCTTCTCTTTCCGCTACTGTATCTTCAAAGGTAAGCTCGTCCGGCGGTAGTTCTTCTTCCTTTGGATGGAGCCTCACGAGTAGCGGCTTTTACCTTTATTCCAATAGCTCAACAGTTATGTCGGTTACAAGCTCAGGTCTTTCGGTCAGTGGTTCTATTACCGCTTCATCGGGAACGATAGGTGGCTTCACCATTGCATCGACAAAGCTATACAAGACAAAAACGGCTTATAACAACACAACCGCAGGTGTATATCTTGGTACGGACGGTATCGGTCTCGGTGCCGGAACTTTCTATGTTACCTCGGCGGGATACCTTTATGCGACAAGCGGAAAAATCGGTGGTATGAGCCTTAACGCAAGTCAGATGTTTTCGGACAACTTTATCTTAGGTACAGTTTACGATGCAAATGACTCGTCAAAATCCTTTACCACTCTTTCCTTTGGCTCCACTGATGGTACAACCTTTACTGCGACAACGGTGCTTACGAACAGCGGTTGCTATATGTATTCCCTATCTAGCGACTACATCTATTGCGGTGTAATTCGTGCGATGTCCATAAGAGCAGACGCAGGTGTCAGTTCGACCACAGGCTTTTATTTCGGCTATTCGGGCGGTTCTGTAACCTACAGTGCAAAGCTCACGTGGAGTGGACAGATGCTTTACCTCAAAATCTATAACGAGGATGGAGTGCAAACTGCTCTTGCTGAAGCGAAAACATTTACTGTTCACTACGCTTGTATTTGGGGTAGCGATACTACTTGGAATGCAACTGTATCCAAAGGCTCAAGTTCCACATCCCTTGACACCAATGCCTTTTGGGGTATTGACTACGCAACCTTTAACTATTCAAGCTCGAACAAGTCGCAGCACACTTATTATTTCACGATATCCGGTACCAGTGCCGCCACAACGATTACTTGCCGAGGCCATATCGTGCCCTGGAGTGATAACACCTACGACTTAGGCTCCGCTGCCTACAAGTGGCGTAACATTTACGGACAGGCGGGTGTCGTTAATACCTCGGATAGAAACGAGAAGTTCAATGTTCTCCCGCTTGCCGAGGTTTATAGTCGCATCTTTGACAGTCTTATCCCGGTTACCTTCAAATTCGTTGAGAATACAAGTGACCGTACCCACATCGGCCTCGTTGCTCAAGACGTGAAGGATGCGGTTTTAGCCCAAGGACTCACAACAAAAGAGTTCGCGGGTTATTGCGAGTGGACTAATGATGACGATACTGTCGGATGCGGTCTGCGCTACAGTGAGTTCGTGGCTATGAACATCTACGAAATCCAAAAACTCAAGGCTCGTGTTACAGAGCTTGAGGCACAAATCAATAAAACGGAGGAAAACAACAATGAAACTTAAAAACATTCTAGAGGCAAATCTGCCCCTCAAGCGTTTATCTGAAAAGCGCCTGGCAAGCTACAAAAAGATGCGAGAGCTTGTGAAGTTACGCAAAGCAGTTGAACAAGAGGTAGAGTTCTATGCCACTGAAGAAGCCAAGTGCGTTGACGCTTATGCCGAAAAGGGCAGCAAGGGCAATCCCCTCTTCCTTGAGGATGGCAGATTGCGTTTGAAGGACGCTGACGCCAAGGTTGCCTTTGAAAAGGAAATCTCGGCACTGCGAGAAACCGACATTGATGGCATCACCCCGATTACCCTTTCGGAGACAGATTTCCTTGATGCGCTTGACTTCCCCACCACAAATGAAATGATTGCACTTGAGTGCATCATCAATTTTGAAGATTAAGGAGGTAAAGCTATGGAAATTGTCACCACCATTGCAGGGGTAATCACCGCTTTAGGTGTTATCTTCGGTCTTGTCTTCGCTATCTACAAGTGGTACTTGAAGCAGGAAAAGCAAGACAAAGACATCAAAATCATCAAAGAGGAGCAGTTGCTTCTCACGCAAGGTGTTCTTGCCTGCCTTAAGGGTTTGCAGGAACAAGGCTGTGACGGTCCCGTAACCGTTGCAATCAAGAAAATTGAAAAGCACCTGAACGAACAGGCGCACAAATAAAAACATATTGGAGGAAAACACTATGACATCCATCTACGAAATCGCAACCATCCCCGCTATTGCCGCTATCGTTTACACGATTATCGACATCGTTAAGACCGCAGTCGGAGGCACGGACAAGTTTAAGAGGTTCATCCCTCTTATCTCCTGCGCTCTCGGTGCTGTTATCGGCATCATCGCATATTTCTGTGTCCCCGGCGTGATGGAGACGCAGAATGTTCTTGTTGCCATCGTGCTTGGCGCGGCAAGTGGTCTTTCTGCAACCGGTACGAACCAGGCTGTCAAGCAGCTCACAAGCAAGACCGATAAAACTGAATAAGCTACAATAGCAAAATGCCCATCGAGGAGTTTTTCCTTGGTGGGCATTATTTTTTTGCACTTTTTCAAAAAACTTATCGAGATTTTTTCCGAAACGAGATTTTTTTCCTCGGTGGTGTACTAGGGATACCCCCTGAAGGAGGAAATATGACCACTACACAAAAAGACAAAATACGAACCCTGCGTTTGCAAGGCAAAGGATACACCGAAATAGGAAACGAACTCGGACTTTCCCCAAATACAGTAAAGACATTCTGCTACCGTAATGAGCTGTATGCAGAGGCGCTAAAGAATGGTGCAACACACTGTAAAAACTGCGGTAAGTTAATAAAGGAAAAATCAAAGACAAGACCTCGTAAATTCTGCTGTGAGGCTTGCAAAATGAAATTTTGGAACACCCATAGATATGCAAGGGTAAACGATAAAATTGTCGAGTTCATCTGCGTTCAATGCGGTAAGCGCTTTACCGATTATGCGGCAGCAGACAGAAAGTTCTGCTCCCTTGACTGCTATCGAGAGCGAGGTGAAGGTTATGGCAAATGACTTCTATGATGCTCTTACCAAATACAAATCGGTTATGTTGCAAGCCAGAATGATGCTTTCACAAGGGCTTATCAATGCGGAAGAATACACAAAAATTGAGGAACGAATGTGCGGGAAATTTGGTATCAATTTTGATTGTTTATTTCGCGAAAATGACTTGATAAATAGTGATATTTATGGTAATATACGACCTACAAAGGAGGTGTAACAATGCCAAAAATAATCACTCAAATCAAGCACCCACCCAAGTTGGCAAAAAAGAAAAAAGTAGCAGCCTATGCTCGTGTTTCATCTGGCAAGGATGCTATGCTACACTCCCTTTCGGCACAGGTCAGTTATTACAGCTCTCTAATCCAAGGAAATGCCGACTGGGAATATGTAGGCGTTTACTCGGATGAGGCAATCTCCGGCACAAAGGAGAGTCGCCCTGGCTTTCAGCAGATGATTGCTGATTGCCGAAATGGTAAGATTAATATAATCATCACAAAATCCATCTCCCGCTTCGCACGAAATACTGTAACTCTCCTTGAGACAGTTCGAATGCTTAAAGCGTTGGGGGTGGATATTTTTTTCGAGGAGCAAAACATACACACCATGAGTGCAGATGGAGAGCTTATGCTCACCATTCTTGCATCCTACGCTCAAGAAGAAAGCCTTTCGGTAAGCGAGAATATGAAATGGCGTGTTAAGAAGAATTTCGAGGCTGGCATTCCCTGGCACGGCAGATTCTTAGGCTATCGTATGGTAAAAGACCACTACGAGGTAGTTCCCGAAGAGGCAAAGTTAGTTCAACGCATATTTCAAGAATACCTTGATGGTAGCGGAACAAACAAAATTGCACAAGGGCTCAACGAGGATGGCATTCCCCCGGTTAGAGGTGAGATTTGGTATAAGACAACCATTGTCCGCATCATTACGAACTACAACTACACAGGCAACTTGATTCTGCAAAAGACCTACAAAGACAGTCACCTCGCAAAAATGTCCCAAACCAACGAAGGTCAATTGCCGAAATACCACGTTGAGGATAGCCACGAAGCCATTATAAGCCTTGATACGTTTATGGCAGTGCAGATGGAAATAGAGCGCCGGGAAAAACCGCAAAAACCAAAGAAAACTTATCCGTTATCTGGCAAGATAAAATGTGGTAAATGCGGTAAGAGCTACAGACGCAAGGTAACTGCCACAGGTCCCGTTTGGATCTGCGCCACATTCAACACAAGAGGCAAGAAATACTGTGCATCAAAGCAAATACCCGAAAGCACCCTTGAGTCGGTGGCATACTCAATAACCGATGACACAAGCAACATTGAAAAAATACTGGTTGATGATAACAACACACTTCACTTCTATATGACCGACGGAATGGTAATCAC